AGCGGGGCTTCAGTAAATTGGACGGAACAAGGCCAAGCAAGCTCAACATGGGTTGACGCAGGCAAGGCAACAACGATTTGGGTGGACGAATAGATGGCTAACACAACGAACCAAGGCTGGGCCAAGCCCACCATCGGCGGCTCCGAGGATACTTGGGGCCAAACCGTAAACGACGCAATTGACGCGATTGATACGTTGGTCGGCGGCGTAACCGCTGCTGAAGTTGCCAAGCTAGACGGTCTGACAGCGACAACGGCAGAGCTGAATTTGCTGGACGGCGTAACGGCGACTACTGCCGAGCTTAACGGAGTTGACGGCGTAACAAGCAACATTCAAACGCAGCTTAACGCCAAGGCCGCACTGGCAGGTTCATCTGGTCAGGCTTTTTCCGCGTCAACTTTGGATTTCGGTGCTTGGACAGTCACTCAATCCGGAACAGACCTAAAGTTTGCTTATAACGGCACAAATCGAATGAAGCTGGACGCTTCTGGAAACTTAACCGTAGAAGGCAATGTCACAGCTTACGGGTCTGCATAATGGCTATTCAATCATCAGGTTCTATCACACTACAAGACATTGAGGATGAGTTTGGTGGAACGGGTTCTATCAGCCTCTCCGAATATTACCGCAATGGTGCCTATGTAACCTCTAACAACACGTCTGTGCCGACTGGCGGTGCCATTGGCTTGTCTGATTTTTATGGTGCAGTTAATGGCTTGCTGGTTGAGTATCAGATCATTGGCGGCGGCGGCGGCGGCGGTTACGGTTTAGACAACTACAGTCAATCTGATGGTAGCCGTGGTGGTACAGGTGGTACCTCATCTATTTCAGGGTCAGGGTTCTCCACGAAGTCATCAGCAGGTGCTATAGGTGGCCTAAACGCACCAGTGCAGAGTCAGCCTCAAGGTGTTGCGGGTGATTCTTCTGTTTACGGCGCTGGTGGTGCTGCTGTCGGTGACAAGACTTCCGGCAACCACGCACCATCCTCGTCTTACGGCGCTGGTGGTGGCGGTGGCGGCGGAGACAATGCAGGCACTTACGGTACAGACGGCGCTGGCGGTAAGGGCGGTGGTGCGGCCACTCGTATTACAGGCAATGTAGGCGTCATAGCTACTGGTACTGTTATTACTGTTACCGTCGGTGCGGCTGGTGCAGGTTCAAGCGGCGGTAGTAGTAGAGGTGGTAATGGAGCCAAAGGCTACGTGCAATTACGCAAGAACGGCGGTTCTTGGACTGCTTTCACGTCTTCTGGCTCTTACACAGTTTAAGGAAATTAACATATGTCAGTAGGTACATATTTCGCTTCATTTAATACTTCTTTGGGCCAGTTGGGCAAGGCACTCTTAGAGGATATAACCGAGGTTGTCTTTTGTTGTAGGGACGGGGTTGAAACCGTCTGCGCTGTTACTCCCAACCTATCAACTCTCACATCTATTGTAGGCGTTGTTCCCGACGAGGTTAGCTACGCCTCTACGGGTAGGTATTTTATCGACCTTGATAGCATAGGCACATCTACTGTGAGGTTTTATGTAGACGGCAATGGCGCAGGTGAGGTTCTTATTAATTACAACTACAATTCTCACAATACATTGATGCAAAAAAAGATATACAAAGAAGGCTCTGATAAGTTTAACGTACTCATTGATCGTTATGACGGGTCTGGCCTGCTTGTGTCGGCAAACGAGCCTGAGTCGCAGACTGATAGATCATCTTGGACAGGCGGCACCTCTACGGCGGATGCTGTAGAGGGTAGTTCATACAGGGCGAGATGGCTTTCTAAAGGGCGCAAGCCTCAATCTTATATCTATGTAATAGGGGACTAACAAATGGCACTTATTCCACTTAAAGTCCCCGCCGGATTTTACCGTAATGGCACCGACCTCGATGCTGCCGGCCGTTGGCGTGATGGCAGCTTGGTTCGGTGGCGTGATGGCTCTTTGCGTCCAATTGGCGGTTGGCAAAATCGCAAGGACGGGTTTAGCGCAGACCCGACGCGCGGGATGCACTCGTGGGAGGCTAATGACGGCACAGCTTGGCTTGCAGGCGGCTCGCACACTGAGCTGAGCGTCATGACGGGATCAAACACGGTTCACGACGTTGCACCATCTGACTTGGCCACTGGTCGTGCGGATGCCGAAGTTGAGACTGGATACGGTTATGGCTTTTATGGCACTAATTTTTATGGACAGCCGCGCCCTGACTACGGCAACTACTCAGAGGCAACAACGTGGAGCTTGGATAACTGGGGCGAGTATTTGGTTGCCTGCAACTCGTCTGACGGTCGGCTGCTTGAGTGGCAGCTTGAAACCAACACAGATGCGGCGGTAATTGCTAACGCGCCTACGGGAAACTCCGGCATTATTGTTACAGAAGAGCGCTTTATCTTTGCTCTTGGCTCTGGCGGCAACCCTCGCAAGATTTCATGGTGCGACCGTGAGGACAATACGCTCTGGACCGCCGCAGCAACGAATGAGGCAGGCGATATTGAGCTGCAAACCTCTGGGCAGATTATGCTGGCGACCCGCACCAAGGGTCAGACGCTCATTGTCACTGACGTAGACGCCCACACAGCGCGTTACCAAGGTCCGCCATACGTTTACGGCTTTGAGCGCGTAGGCACGTCCTGCGGGGCTATTTCACGGCGCTGCGCTGCTGACGTGGACGTTGGCGTATTCTGGATGGGCCAGCGTGGGTTCTACATGTTTGACGGCAACTCAGTAAATGAGCTTCCGTGTGAAGTGCATGACTACGTATTCAGCGATATGAACACTGCGCAGCAAAGCAAGATTTGGGCGCTTAACAATGGCCAGTTTGGTGAGGTTTGGTGGTTCTACTGTTCTGGCGATAGCACGGAAATCGACAGATACGTTGCATTTGACTACAAAGAGCAGCACTGGTTGATCGGAAACCTTGAGCGCACATCCGGCGTTCAGCGCGGCGTATTCAAATACCCATTCATGACGACAGCCGCGTCAGACCTCAAAGAACACGAAGTCGGGCTAAATGCTGATGGTGAGCGCATCTTTGCAGAGACTGGACCAATCTCAATTGGTTCTGGCGATCAAGTCATGAGCGTCACGCAGCTTATCCCAGACGAGCAATCTCAGGGTGACGTTGATGTGTCATTTAAAACGCGCTTTCACCCGAATGACGTTGAGCGCACATACGGACCATATGACCCAAACAACCCAACGTCAGTAAGGTTCAGTGGTCGCCAAATGCGGATGCTGGTTGAGGGTGATCGCCTTGCCCACTGGAAGGTCGGCACAATGCGTGTTGACGCAAAGCCGATGGGTAGGCGCTAATGGCGGCCCCTGTACTCCCGCCACTTGGCCCAGATTGGAAACAGTGGGGCAGGCAGCTTTCTAGCTACCTATCCCGACAGCTTCCCCGACTGTTCACAAAGTCTGCTGACGACAACCCGTCTGAGAACGGCATCTTGCTGTGGGATGAGGTTGCTGGCTATCCAGTGGTCTCAAAGAATGGCGAGTGGCGTCAGGTTGTACTTGAGGATGGCCACGCAGATTACATCATTACGGCAGATGTAACGGCGGCTGCGACCAATACGGCCTACAAGCTGACGTATGATGCGCTGTCGCACAATCACGGGATTACTTTGGGTACACCAGCGTCTCGCATTGTTTTTGAGGAGGGTGGGCAGTACGTGCTGTCATTCTCAGCGCAGGTTTCATCCACCTCATCCAGCACGGTTCACTTTTACTTTTGGCCAAGCATTAACGGGACCAACGTGGACGACAGCGCAATGACAACAGCGCTCCATCAAAACAATGCAACGATGGTCACATCAAGGACGCAGGTGTTTACTTTAGCCGCAGGGGACTACCTTGAGGTGAATTGGATGGTTGATAACACAAGTGGTTTTTTAAATTACACGGCTGCGGCGTCACCTCGCCCTGCTTTGCCAGCTTCAACCTTATCAATAACGAGGCTACATGGATAACGAGCTAGAACGCTGCAAGCCTTGGGAGGTCGTGGTAATGGATGATTGCGGGGCTGTTAATTTGCCGAGCAATGTTGTAATGTTGCACAAGGAGCCTCGCGTTAGTGTTTTACCAGTCTTGGGTGCAGATT